AACGGCCGATTTTCCCCAGCAAAAAATGGTGGAAACGGTTCACACAGGCCCGATGTTTAAGGAAAATAAATAAAATGAAAACAGATGATGTAGAAAATAAACCGGCGCTGGTGGGGGCCCTTGAGCCCAGGCTTCACACACCCTGGCTTGGAGGAGCTTCTCGCATCAATGAGATTGAAGAGCTGGCTAATAAAATAAATATGCCCCTACTCCCCTGGCAATCTTTGATCCTTGCAGATATGAGCGCCGTTGATGAAAATAATATGTTCACAAAAAAGAGTTCACTGCTTGTAGCTAGCCGCCAGTGCGGAAAAAGTCACCTTATGCGGATGCGTGTATTGGCTGGGCTCTTTTGCTTTGATGAGGACAGTATTTTGATCATGTCATCACAGCGGCAGATGGCTTCTAAGTCATTAGAGATGATGGCTAACATCGTAGAGCGCAATCCTTTTCTGCTTAAAAAGGTACGTGGCGGATCATTAGAAAAAGCATATAAACGCACTAACGGTAATGAGCGATTGATCCTAGAGTCAGGTGCAGAAGTCAAAGTAGTTGCAGCTACGGTGGACTCTGCTCGCGGTTTATCGGCTGCGATGGTGTGGGTTGATGAGCTCCGCCACGTAGGCCAAGATGCGATGGATGCGGTTAAATCAACTACTTTAACGCGCCCTAACAGTCAGCGCTTTTATACAACTAACGCAGGATTTAAAGATAGTCATGTACTTAATGAAATGCGTGATAGTGCCTTAGCCAAGCCGCCTAAGTCAGTTGGTTATTACGAATACAGCGCAAAAGATAATTGCGATATATGGGATCGCTCTCAATGGGGTCTTGCCAATCCAAGTTTAGGCACACTCATTTCAGAAGCGGCCATTGAGGAGATTATCGCTACTTCAAGTTACGCATCTGCGATGACAGAAACATTGTGTAAATGGATTGGCACAGAAACGAGCCCCTGGACTCCTGGAGCATGGGAAAGTTGTGCGGATCCGGAGCTTTCATTGGTACCAGGTATGTACACCATGTTCGCCTTTGACATTGAGCCACATGCTAAACGCCACGCAGCTCTTATGGCCGGTGTTGCATTACCGGATGGCCGAGTAGCTCTTAGTTTAGTTAAGACATGGGAATCAGAAAGAGCTATTGACGAAATTAAGGTAGCTGTGGACATTAAGGCGTACTGTGATGAGTGGATGCCGAAGCAAGTAATGTTTGACAAGTACACCGGGCAGTTTGTGGCAGACAAGCTGTTTCATGCCGGGGTGCGTGTTGAAGATTGCAGCGGTAGTCAGTTTTATAATGCGTGTTCAATTTTTAAAGAAAGCATGGATAACAAAAGGCTTGTGCACGGCGATCAGGAAGCTCTCAATCTCAGCATGGACAATGTGGCAGCTAAAAGCAACGATGCCGCCTGGAGAATCATCCGGAAAAAATCCAGCGGATCCGTGGCGGCACCGATTTCAGCGGCTATGCTAATGCTGCACTTAACTAAGCCACTGCCCGAAGCTAAGGTTTATTCTTAACCCAATCACTGAGCAGCTTTACAACAATTCTGCTCACCGTATCGTTTTCGGACTTGGCTTTAGCTTTAGCTTTGAGCCATAGAGCTTGAGGGATACGGATGGAGCGAATAGGCGTAACGCTCATCGGTGACAAAGGCTAGCGAAATCGGAAACAATAAGCCACCCGCCTGTTTCATCACTGTGAAGAGTTGCTACTTCTCCCCTGGACTCTAGGTAATTCAAACCGATTAGAGCGCTTGTAAATTCTTCAAAAAAGTACGCCCACTTCATCGAGTAATCAGGCATTGGCTCAAAACGGCCATCTTGTGCGGCCCAGTCTGTTCCTTGCCAGGCCATCGAGTTATCCCATAGATGCTCGAAGTACACGTCATTGAGATATAAATCCACTTTTACTTTTTTCATAATTAAAGCCCCTTAGATTTAGCTTGATTAGTGCGGTGAGTCATTTCAATCTGTAGATAGATGTTATGCACAGCTTCTACAGCCTGTGGAAAACCTGCATTTGATAAACGTTGAATCATGTCATCGAGATCGCCTAACAAAGCGTGATCAAAAGCTTCTAGCGTTGTAGTCATTTTCAGCCCTTTCGTTGGTTGTAGCTCAAGAATACACCTTGTCAATACATTGTCAATACAGACACACCACACGCATAAAACCCTCAATAAAGACTTTAGACACGCCGAGAGATAACTGAAATATGCTTGACAAACCTGAAAACTTCTCTCATGGGATTACTGCAAACTCTAGGCCTGCGATCTAAAGAAAATGCCGTAGAGGCACAGTACGCCCCTGCCGTTATGGATGGTGGCTACGGTATCGGGCCTTACAGCTATAACACCGGCTGGGGTTCAGGTTACGGCGCAGGCATCATGGATCGCATGACGGCTTTGCAAGTCAGTTCAGTAAGTCGCTGCCGCAATTTAATTTGTGGAGTTATTTCCAGTATTGATCTCGGATTGTATAATAAAAAAACTGGTAAAAAATTAGAAAGTCCATTGTGGCTAGAACAGTTTGATGAAAGACAACCTCGCAGCGTTACTCTGAGTTACTTAATTGATGCGTTACTTTTTTATGGCACCGGGTATCTAAAAGTAAAATCTGTATATTTTGATGATGGCCGCCCTAGTTCGTTTGAGTTTGTTCCTAACAATCGCGTAACAGTTACTACTGATAAGTTCGGTCAAGAAGTCGAGTATTACACAATCAATGGTGAGCCTGCTCCGATGTCCGGTATTGGTTCACTTGTTACATTTCAATCTTTGTTACCAGGTGTATTAGCTACAGGTGCGCGAACAATACAAGCAGCTTTAGATATTCAAAAAGCCGCTGCGGTAGCAGCCGCCACACCGATGGCTACCTCTGTGTTGAAAAATAATGGTGCGGATTTGCCTGAGGCACAAGTGCAAGGAATTTTAGCAGCATGGAAAGCCGCAAGAAGTTCGCGATCAACTGCCTATCTCACTTCAACTTTATCTGTAGAAAATATCGGTTTCTCCCCTAAAGAAATGACTTACAACGAAAGCAGCCAATACCTCGCGACCGAAATTAGCAGATTAATGAATTGTCCAAGCTACATGATCAGCGCAGATATGAATAACAGCATGACCTATCAAAATATATTGGATGGCCGGAAAGAGTTCGTTGCGTATTCTCTGCAACCTTTTATTTCTTGCGTTGAAAATCGCCTCAGCATGGATGACATTACAAAACATGGAAATGTTGTGCGCTTCGCGTTAGATGAAACTTTCTTACGTGCAGACACTATGACACGTCTTGCAGCGATAGAAAAAATGTTACAACTTGGTTTAATTACACAGGAACAAGCAATAGCAGATGAACAGTTAGCACCTAACTCAACAGGAGATGAAGTCAATGATATTAACCTTTAGCGGAAACATTGAAGCTGTAGATAGCGGTGATCGCCGCACTATCTCAGGCAAGATTGCACCTTACGGTGAGATTGGTTTTACAAGCGCCGGTAAAGTTGTATTCGCACCTAATTCAATTACTGCGGCAGAGCCAAGCAAAATAAAATTGCTCATGTCACATGACAGTTCAAAACCTGTAGGGCGTATGCAATCCATGTCCTCAGATGACAGTGGTTTGTACGCGAGTTTTAAAGTAAGTCAATCAAGCAGGGGCTCAGATGCGATTTTGCTAGCCCAGGAACAGTTAATGGATGGCTTATCCGTTGGTGTTGAAGTAACAGCATCAAAGCCTCAAAAAGACTATCTCCTGGTGACGGCAGCCGTTTTACGTGAGGTCAGCCTGGTCGAAGCAGCGGCTTTCCAATCGGCTGCCGTGCAAAAAATTTCAGCTCAAGAAGATTTGTCAGAAGTAGAGGCAGCTTCAATGAGTACGAAAGTAATAACAACTAACACAGTAATAAATACAACAACAACCGAAACCGAAACCGAAACCGAAACCGAAAGCGAGGCCGCTGTGACTACAGCACCTGATCAATCCGCACCTGAAGCCGCAACAGCGGCCGAAGAAACAGCTGCACCTGTAGTAGAGGCAGCTCGTAAAATTATCCGCCCATCTGTTTTAGATAGCCAAAGAGTACGTACACCTATCGTAAACATGGGAAGCTACACAGAACACAAGATTAAAGCAGCTCTAGGTAATGATGATTCTCGTTTGTATGTAACAGCCGCAGACGATTCTTTTAGCACTAACCCAGGCTTTAACCCAACTCAATATCTATCAGAGTTCCCAACAAATACACGGTTTGGAACCCCGAGCATAGATGCGTGCAGCCGTGGAATTTTGCCTGCAAATGGTATGACTATAAATGTACCGTCACTTGTTACCTCCGCTGGTGGCCAGTCAGGTGTTGCACCAGTTGTAACAGTTGAAGCCGAAGCTGGAGCTGTAGCAAATACAGGCATGGTTACTGAATATCTCAGTGGAACCGTATCTAAGTATTCAGGTATGAATACTATTAGCATCGAATTATTAGAGCGCGGATATGGTGATGGTAACTTCTTTAGTGAGCTTACTAATCAGCTACAAAACGCTTACCTAAAAACTATTGATACAACAGTAAATGCGGCTCTAGTAACAGCGGGAACAGTTGCTACAACTGCACAAGCTGCTACATCAGCAGGCATTATTGGCTTTACATCAGAAGCTGCACGCCTTGTTTATGAGGCAACAGGTTACTTCGCTAATAATTACATCGCTAATGGATCACAATGGCAGCTACTTCTCGGCGCTTCAGATACCACTGGTCGCCCAATTTATACTGCATCAAATCCGATGAATAATGCGGGAAATGTTTTCAGTAACAGTATCCGTGGAAATGTTCTTGGATTAGATCTCTATGTAGATAAGAACTTTGCAGCTACTACAACAGTAGATGATTCAGCAATTATTCTTGCACCTGAGGCTTTCACTGTTTACCAATCACCTCAGGCTTACATGTCTGTAAATGTTGTATCTAATTTGCAAGTACAGGTTGCAATTTACGGTTATATGGCAACTATTGCAAAAATGCCTAAGGGAATTATCCGTTACAACTTTACCTAATATCACACACTAAATAGTTGGTGGGGCATTAGCCCTTTGCCCCACCAACCTAGTTGAAAGGATCCACAGTGCCAGCCTCATACGTAACAGCCGCAACACTTAAAGCATCATTAGGTGTTGGTACTTTGTATGACTCTTACACATGGATTGAAGATACTTGCCAAACAGCCGAAGATTTAATCAATGGCTTTTTGTGGTTTGACTCTGCTCCTGTTGTAGCTACTTCATTGACATCTAATGTTGCAAGCGTTGTAGTCGCTAATCCTGGGATTTTTACAGTAGGAGAATCAGTCACAATTAGCGGGGCGGGTGCCACATATAACGGCACGTACACAATTACCGGCACAATCCCCTGGACTACTGGCACCACCACAAGCCTTAATACGACTTATTACTACCAACTTATGAGCCAATACCCTAACGGCTTAAGCCTTATTCAATATAGTAAAACTGCGGCAAATACTAATTTTAGAAAAGTGTTTCCTTACGGCAGAGCCTTAGGTGACGATACTAAAACAGTCACTTACGCTAATACTCCAGCTATTAATGCCGCAGCTCTTATGCTCGCTGAAAATATATGGACTTCTCGCTTTAGTACACAAAACGGCGGCACTAGCGTGGATGGATACAGTCCATCGCCATTTAAAATGTCGAACACACTCATGGCATCAATCCGGGGGCTCCTTGCACCCTGGCTTAGCCCTTCGGCGATGGTCGGCTAATGGCAACGGCACTTACTACCCTTCGCGGCACACTAGCTACAGCCCTTACAAACGTGGGTGTGTGGTCAGTCTTTAGTTATCCGCCAAGCAATATATTAGCTAACAGTGTGATCATTGTTCCCGCTGATCCTTACCTTGTGCCAAGTAATAACTCTTACAACACCATCGCTCCCCTGGCATCTTTTAAGGTGATTATGGTGGTGGCGATGTTTGATAACAATGGCAATTTAGCCGGCATAGAAGATTACATAGTTGCAGTCTTTAACAAACTAGCAGCATCATCTATCACATTTAATGTTACCTCTGTTAGCGCACCCAGCATTTTAAGTGTAGCCAGCGGTGATTTATTGCAGTCCGAACTTACAATCTCAACACTTACCACTTGGAGCTGACATGTCATATACCGAAGAAGATATAGCTTTTCTGATCAAAGTTGGTCAGATAACTGAAGCACCGAAGAAAGAAACGAAAGCACCAGCCGCACCTATCGAGAAAACAGAGGAATAAAAATTGGCAATATATTTAAATAATAACGTTGTGGTGACTCTCAATAGTATCGCGCTCAGCGATCACTGCTCAAGTGCCACAATCAATAGAACATTTGACGAACTTGAGGTCACAAGTTTTGGAGATTCCGCACACAAATTTGTAAAAGGTTTGGAAGCTAGCACAATTTCACTTGACTTCTTTAGCGATACAGCGGCCGCAAATGTAAACGCAACTCTTCAAGCTGCATGGGGTACAACAGTGCCACTTACATTAAAGGCTACAAGCGCTGCAACTTCAGCAACAAACCCATTATTTTCGACAACTATCTTGGTGAACAACACCACTGATATTAACGGCGCTGTTGGCGATATTGCTACACAGTCAATTACATTTACTTGTAACTCACCAATCGTAATCACAACTAGCTGATAAAAAACAAAGGGGCAAACAATGGCAAGACTCAAAATAACAAGGGCCGATGGCAGTGTAAGTGAACACCAAATTACACCGCGTATCGAGTACGCCTTTGAGCTTTACGCTAAAAAAGGATTTATGAAATGTTTTAGGGATGAAGAAATGCAGACTCATCTCTATTGGCTTTCTCATGAGTGCCTTCGCGCAAGCGGAGAAACTGTTCCTGTTTTCGGCCCTGAATTCTTAGATGGATTGAGTAAGGTCGAAGTTATGGATGATCTCCCTTCGCAATAGTGGGGCGGGGAAGTTTCGGATATTTGGTAGCTCAATTAGCTATTGAAACCCACATCCCGCCCCAGTATTTGTTGGATTTAGATATAGAGATGTTTAGAAACTTATTAGCTGTATTAAACGATCGAGCAAAGGAAGCGCAAAATGCCAGTAGAGGTCAGCGGCGTACTCGACACCATTAAGGCTATGAGGCGTTTTGATCCTGACCTATTGGCTCAAATGAATACAGAGATCCGTGGGATTATGATTCCCCTGCGGGATAAGGCTCGCGCTTATGCTCCTAGCCCTCAGCCTGACAATCTTTATAACTGGGCTGAAGATAGCCCAGGTAAAACTATTACAGCTCGTAACTCTATGTTCAGAACTTTTAACACAGAGGGCAGAGTAAGGCTATTCCCTTTGTATGACCATGCCACGGTGGTAAAAGGGATTAAGTATTCACAGGCTCCTAGTAAGCGAAACAAACAAGGCTTTAGAGCTTTGTACTACATCTACAACGCTTCGGCTGCCGGTGCCATTTATGAAACAGCCGGGCGCGCAAAGGTGCCGTCTAAGAAAAAATATAGATCAAATAACCCAGGCGCCGGTAAACACTTTGTTAGCCGGATGGGCCCTCTATACGGTGAAAAAGAAAAAGGCCGCATGATCTATAGAGCAGGCTATGAGTCGCAGGGCAAGATACAAGATGCAGTGATTAAAGCTGTAAGCAAAAACATCGCAGCCTTTAATGCTGGCACTTCATTTAATAAATCCTCTTATGTATTGGCCGCATGATGGCAGTGCTACCTAATCTTAAATTTAACGT